TCACCTGAAAAGAAAGCTATGGATAATTTTAATTCATTCAGTGAACAAATGAAACATATAGAAGATGAACACAATGGCTAAACTTCAATTAATAAGAAAATGAAATTACATAGTTAATAAGAAGAATGGTGAATGAATTAAGAAAGCTATGCTATATAGAATAAATGTATTAGAGGGTCAAGTCCGTTCTGGTAAGGATATGACAGCAGCAATAGCTTTCGTAGAAAGAGTAAAGATATCAGAAGACTCAATATTTTTGATTGGTGCAGTTAGTTCTGATAAAGCAATGAGAATAGTTGGCCAATATATATTAGACTACTGTGGTGGATTAGCAGTAAAGACGAAATATAATAGTGCAGAAGCAATTAGATTTATATATAAGAATAAGATCAATTATATAGTCTTTGCTGGTGGATATAATAAGAACTCCAATGAATTTATTCAAGGTGACACTTATGGTGGAATATATTTAACAGAAATAAATTTGTTAGATAAGAATTTTATATCAGTAGCAATGGATAGAGTAATATCATCAGTAGATCCTTTTATATTTGCATCATTAAATCCAAGAGGACCAAAACATTGGTTCTATACAGATTATTTGAATATATGAGAGAAAGAGAATGAGCAATTCTCTAAGTGATTAAATTATATCCATTTGACTATGTTTGATAACCCCGCAATGACAGCAGATGCAATAGAAAGAGCCAAAGCAGGTAAGGATCCAAATTCAGTATTCTATAAGAGAAATATATTGGGGTTGAGATGTGATCCCGAAGGTGCTATTTATACAGTAGCAGATTATAATATATTAAATGATTTCAACTATAAAGATTATCAGAGATATATAACAGTAGCAGATTTAGGAGAAACAAAGTCAGGAACAGTTTTCTTAGCATGTGGATTAATATTTAATCAAACATCAAAAAGATTAGAGATGCACATATTAAAAGAATATCAACATCTCAATGCTAATTTGAGTGAGTTGCAAAGAAAGTCAGGTAGTCAATATGCTGGAGACTATGCTAAGTTTATATCTGAGTGTAGAGAGTTATTTGGTAAGGTTCCAGAATATGTATTATATGATGGATCTCCAGATTTCTTTTTTGATTTAAAGAAAGAATTGACTAAAGTTGGATTGCCAAATATGAATCCAAAGTTTATTCCAGATAAGTCAACAGAAGAAGATAGAATATATTTAGGACAGAATTGATTATATCAAGGGAAGTTGAGAATATATAAAGAGTGTAAGATGACTATAGAAGATTTAAAAGCATCAGAGATAGATCAGGAATTATACGAGAGACATGCAAAGATAGCAAGGTTGAGTGTATTCAGCAAGGATAGAGGTCATAACGACGCACTAGACGCTGTTGACTACGGAATGTTATATTATAGGAAGACTATATTATAAAACGCACCACGAGGCTATAAAGGGCCTCAAATTGAATTAACTTATTAATCCGAAAGGTTATAAGATATAGAAACAAAGAAATCAGTGGTCGGAAAGATCCAACTGGAAGAGGGGTTTTAATATGGAAACAGAAACTAAAGCAATTGAGCCGATTTTAGAAACTGCAACAGCAGTAAGTACAGAAGAAGTTCCAGCAGTACAGGAATGAAAAGCACCAGCATCCAAAGATGAGCTAGACAAAGTTATTAAAGCTGCAGAGAATAAAACTTTCACACGCGCATTGAAGGAACTTGGAGTGAATTCGATTAAAGAATTCAAAGAACTACAATCGAGATTAGAAACAGAACGGTTAAACATCGAATCAATTATCAAAGAACGGGACGAGAGCAAAAAAACAGCTTCAGAGTTGTCAGCTAAATATAATAAACTTCAAACAGAAGCCGTCTTGAATGAATTGAATATCGATGAGCAATATCGTGAGGATTTAATTAAATTGGCACAGGATAAGGTGGATGACAAAAACACATTATCACAGGTTTTAAAGAGTATGGTTGAGGGCAAATACAAATATGCATTAGCTCAATCAGCAAGAATTAAAATGGGTACAGAAAAAGTCCAAGTTGAAAAAGTTAACGAGGCAGATGAGTACCTGAAGAAATTCAAAGGAACACCGTATTACAAACCACAGAAATAAAAAATAAAAATTAACAAGAGGAGAAATTTAAAATGGCACTATTATACCCAGCTTCAACAGGTCGACCCAATCTATAAAATGGCCTGAAAATATCTTTTTGCTTAATCAAGCAGATATTTAGAGATAACACTACTTGTGTTAATAATTAAAAAATACTTTAAATGTTAACGGGGAACGAAAGAATCCCGTGGAGAGGAATTATATGAAAGAATTTAGAAAGATACCAAGTTTAAAATTTCTATATGAGATAAATGAAGATGGAGACATAAGGAATATAAAATCTAAAAAGATTAGAAAGCCTTATTCATCTCCTCAATCAGAAAGAGCGTCAAGATTATATGTAACAATCTATAATAGTGAGAATAAGAAAATAGAACATCACTATATACATAGATTAGTTGCTGAATGTTGACTTAAAGATTGAGATCCAACTTTAACAATAGATCATATAGACTCAAATCCATTAAACAACAATTATAAGAACCTTCAAGTAATATCATTAAATGGTAATATTGAAAAGGCTACTAGAGATGGTTTATTGGATGGAAGATCCGGTTATATATATTATGGTATTCATAAAAAAACTAAAGAGAAAACTCAAGAATTTGTTGGAAGTCACAAAGCAGCTGAATGGATAATCGAAACACAAAGATTATCTTGTAAGGAATGTACAGTGAGTTCAAATATAAGAGAAGTATTTAGTGTAGATGGATACAAAGGATTAAGATATAACTATAAATGGTATCGTTATTTAAACAATTCAATCCCTGTAGAGACTATTCCCTTAATAGGGAAGTAGGACTGTTATTGATACACAGTTCGAAACAGATATTGTCATAGAAATATGATTAAGATATAGTCCAAATTTGCATTATGTAGATGACAAATATTCCGCATTAGTGGAACCGAACCTATTCGCTCTTAACGTTTTCCAACCGGGCCTAACCTTTACTGATAAGTATCAAACTGGTCCTGCCGGTCAGATCATGGTACACAAACCAGGCATTGGAACCGTTACTCCCACCGTACCTGGCGCAGACTTCTCAGACGCAATCGTCCAAGACTCGCTAATCACCTTGTCACTTGACAAGCAGTTCAACCGTTCTAGAAAAATGTATGGCGCAGTTGCGGCTTCAGTCGCTTATAACGCTGCAGCAGCTGAATTAGAAGCAGCTATTCAAGAAGTCAAAACAGCTTGGAACTTACAGGCTATGAAGTCCTTGATCGGTGAAACTTCTATTCTAGTCGACGACAACATTCTCACTGTTTGCGCTACCGATGGTTCCGATATTTATGATACAATCGTTAATACTCGTAAGAAACTACGCGATGCAAAAGCGAATCCGAATGTCCTTATCGTCAGCCCTGGCACCTATGCAAAGCTTTTGAAAGCTCCTGAATTCCAAAGATCTACCCAAGTTTCCGATAATGCCGTTGTAAATGGTATCGTTGGTCGTATTGCTGGTCTTAACGTTTTCGAATATGAATCACTTAATGATGCTGCAGTCAACGGCGCGACAATCGCTGGTATCACATGGGCATCTGCAAACGATGAACTAGAATATGTTATGTACGATAGTGATGCGTTCTCAATCGTCACCTCACTAGAAGTTATCAGAGCAATTGACGAACCCACTCGTTTCGTTGGTACTCTTGCTCAGGTCCAAATCGTTTCCGGCTTCAAACTAACTAACCCAAACAGAGCAGCGTTAAAACTTCACGACTATTCCGCTAGTTAATCCTAGATAGAGGAGATTAAAATGGCAAACCTATTATATCCTGCAACAACTGGTCATATTACTGACGATAGATTCTCTGCACTAGTAGAGCCAAATCTATTCGCTGGTGATGTATTTAGACCTGGCGTAACATTCACGGACAAATATCAGACTGGTCCTGCTGGTCAAATAATGGTCCACAAACCTGGAATTGGCACGGTCAGTCCAACTATACCTGGTGCTGATTTCTCCGATGAACTCGTTCAGGATGATTTGGTCACTATATCTCTCGACAAACAATTCGACCGTAGCCGTAAATTATATGCGGCTACGGAAGCTTCTGTCGCTTATCCAATGATAGAAGTTGAAATGGAAATGGCACTTAAAGAAATTAGAACCGCTTGGAACTTTGAAGCTATGAAGGAAATCCTTCAAACTGTAGGTATCCTTGTTGATGATAATTATACTTCTGCGACTGCCACAAATGGTTCAGATATTTATGACACGATTATCAATACGAGAAGAAAATTGAGATTGGCAAAAGCTAATCCAAATGTATTAATTGTTTCTCCAGCAACATATGCTAAACTCTTGAAAGCACCTGAGTTCCAAAGATCCACATCTATATCAGATAGTGTGATTACTAATGGAGCTGTCGGCAAAGTGGCCGGGCTTTGGGTTTATGAATATGAGTCGTTGAATGACGCTGCTAAAGCTGCCACAGCGACTATTGGTGGAGTTGAATGGTCAGACACTGGTGATGAACTAGAATATGTTATGTACGATAGAGATGCTTTCTCAATCGTAACGTCTGTCGAAGCAATGAGAACTGTCGACGAACCGACAAGATTTGCTGGAACATTGGCACAGGTTCAAATCGTTTCTGGCTTCAAGGTAACAAATCCTTCAAGAGCTGCTATTAAAATGTTTACTACTTCAACCGTAGCAATAACGTTTAATATGAATGGTGGTAATGTTGGTGGAGTAACTGATGATGTCGTAACAAACTTAGTCGAAGGCACTTTAGTTGCTGATGGAGATCCCACAGCAGTAAGAAGTGGTTATATGTTCAGTGGATGGGCATATGCTGCTAATGGTGTTGGTGGACTTGCAATAAGAGTCGGTGAAGTTGCCGATACGTTCTATGCACAATGGACTGCTGTTTATACAGTAACTTATGATCTCAACGGTGGTAACATCGGCGGATCTGAAGCTGATGTAGTCGTAACTGGTGTTCCTAGTGGTGAATTAGTTGGTTCAGCATATACTGGCGGAACTCCTGTATTCACAGCTAACACATGGACAACTCCATATTGGGTAACCACTGCGGAAGGTTCTACTGATGCTGCAAGCTTGCCTGTAACTGCTAACGTAACTGTTTATGCATATTGGGTAGCTGACTAGTTTCAAATTAGTTTTATAGCGATATAACTAAGAGGATGGGTATTTAAAAAACATCCATCCTCTTTTTTAATTTTTATTAGGAGGATTATATAATGGAAAAAATTAAATTAAACACAAGCACAACCATTCAATTCTCCGATAGTGATGACGTTGTATTCTTCCTCGTCAATATTCAAGAAATGTTTAATGTATCATCAAATTATAATGGTATGAAATCGATCATCAGATCAGTTTTTGAAATATCCAAAAGATTCGTTCCATTCAAAACAGGATTAATGAGATCATCTTATACGTTAGAATATATTAATGCTGACGTAGTAAGATTATTCTTTGATCCAGCAAAGATATTAGGAAAGACACGATTAGGTAGAACAGTTCGGACATATTATCCAAAATACTTAATCATGAAACCAAAAACTGCAAATTGATTAGATTATGTAATGAAACAATTTTTAGATAGTTTAATCATTGGTGTAGTTGCATTAAAAAGAAGAAGAGATTTAAAAGAAGCTCAAGAGCAACTAGATAAGAGTAAGAGACAAATCTGAAAAGAAGAACAAGAGAGTCTCAAGAAGAGAAAAGAAGAAGTTCATATAGTTAATATTAATCTTCTTAAAGATAAAGAAATAGATAAACTTCTAGTTGAAGAAAGAGCAGAATTAGATCTTCAAACTCCAACCGAGAAAAAAAGCGGTGATCCGTTATCATTAATTGCGGCCTTGCTCTTAATAAAACGTTTCAACGATCAATATAAAGAAAAGTTAAAAAAATATAAAGAAGAAAGAGAAAATAAGACAGGGAGTGTGAAATAATGAAAAACTTACAAAAATATGCATACGTCAATACAGACAAATGTTTGAATTTAAAAGCAATTCAGGAGGCGAATAGAAAGCCATCTGAATATAAACTATGGTATGAAGGAAATATTAATGAAATATTAAAATACTACAAGACATCAAGAGATATATATGCTGGCAACAACTCTACCTATACTCCCTCTTTTATGAGATTAGTTCCAGTTGGATATGCGGTTAATATTGGTGGAGCAACACAGCCGAATAATTTTACTGTGTACCACAACCCTTTAGCGAATATTATATCAAGAGCAAAGACAGGGTTGTTATTCTCAACAGCTCCAGTTATAACTTTACAATCGAAATCAAAATCAAGAACAGAAGCATATCAAGAGATATTAGATGATATAGTTAAAGAAAATGAATTGCCATCAGTTCTACAGACAGCTGCAGAATATGAATCTTATAGTGGTGCAGTTGGATTTAAACCTATTCTTGATCCAGACTTCTCAGATTATCCACTTGTGCAAGTTTATCCAAAAGAGGAAATGATTGTCAATAGAAAATATGGAAAAGTTATGTCAATCATCTTCATGGATGAATTTAGTGATAAGGATGACAAATTTGTTTTATTCTCCGAATATGGAAAAGGTTATGTTAAATATAGATTAGTTTCCAAAGATAATGAAATCGATGTTCCAATGACTAGATTAGAAGAGACTGCTGGACTACAAGATTTATACTTTTACGATAATGAAGGAAATGTATTAGATATATTATTGGCAATATATAAAGAAAATAGACCTGGTGGAAGATCAGACTACGAGAATAGTATTGATGATTTTAATGCGATAGATGAAGCTTATTCCAATATGATGAATTATATTAGAAAGACTTCTCCAAAGAGAGTAATTTCTGAATCGACATTGAAAAAGTCCGATACGGGTGAAGTTATGATTCCAAGTATATATGATACTGATTTAATCATCAGATGGGATAATACTCCAGATGCAAGCAAGGAAGTTAATGAGACTCAATCGACAGCTGATTTAAACAGTTCGATACAGGGTTATTTAGCGACCATGGCAGAGATCCAACGTAATATAGCAAGAACAGTAGGGTTATCAATTAAAACGATCATGGGCGAGGATCCAGCGGGCGCAAACGCTTCTGGTGATGCATTGTCAATCAGAGAGAATATAGATTTAAAGACTAGAGATAATATGAAGATCGAATGAGATATAACTCTCAATAAATTAACAAAACTATTGATGATATTAACTACTCAAAATATAAAAGGTACAGATATTTATGTTGATACAATGGATGAATTAGAAATGTTAGTAGAATTTTACAATCCTTCCACTCCGACATTTGAGCAAATGGTTACAGAAGTAAGAAGTTTGTTAGATGGTGGATTAATCGATTTGAAAACTGCTTTATATAGACTATGGGTAGATACGAAATTAAAATCAAGTGAAGAAGTAGATGCAATGTATTTAGTTCTACAAGGACAATTTAAAACTGAGCAGGAAATGTTAGATGCAGCAGTTGAAGAGGAAGCACCTGAAGAAGAGAAAGAGCCTGAAGAGGAAGAAGAAACAGAAGAAGAACCCGAAGATAAGGAAGGTGAATAATATGTCATTAAACAAAGATTATGTTATACCAACTAAAGTAAGTGGACCTTCCAACTGTCAAGCACCAGATACTTTCTATTATGGAACAATTAGATATACTTGAAACTTCGATATCCACTTTCCAGTTCTTTCAATAGATTATGCGAATAGTCAAACTGGGCAGAATTTAGCAACAGGTGCAGGTTCGACAGCACTAGCAGAAGCAGCACTATTGAAGATAGCAAAGTTAGCAAAGACTTATATATTTTCAAAATTAGCATTAGTAGCAAAAACATATGTTGAATATAGAATAGCACATGACACAGAATTAATAAATGATATGCTTCAGTTCCAATTAGAAATACTTCAGACATGAGGTGGATATGAATCCTTATATAGAGTAACAGATGCAGAGAATCAAAAATCAATTGGTAAAGCAGCTGAAGAATTTATAAAGACAATAGATATTTGGTCGAATTATTATAGTTGGATTATAGAAGTAACAGACATAAGGGATGGTTATTAATCATGTGGGATTTTATAACTAGTTCAGAGTTCCCAGAGACAGGGGAATATATAGAGAGATTAATACCAGCTATCATTGACGATGCGATAACTTATGCTGGATCGATTAGTTTTAAATTTAGAGTCCACACAGATGAAAGAGGATATAGTTATCCAATCCCAGGTTTGAGAACAAATAAAAGAGTTATGTACAAGATAGAAACAAAAGGACAATTACCTTATAAAGCTGGTGATATAATTAGATTTGGTGTGTCAGACTCAAGACGATATACAATCATATCAGTAGATTATTTGGTTGATAGTAGAAACAATGAAGAATATGTAATGAAGAGCATAGCATGACCTGGATTTGCAGAGGACGATGTAAAGATTAAGTTGATAACAATAGAATAGGAGGTGTTTCAATGACTAGGAAAGAATTAGAAAATGAGATACAACTTTTAAAAAACCAAGCATTTATAATGGTCAGAGAATCATCTCCTGTTCGAACAGGCAATTTGCAAAGATCAGTTAGAGTTGAGGATCTTCCAGATGGAGGATTTCAAGTTTATATAGATACGAAACAAGCTCCCTATGCAATTCACACATTAGAAAAATGAACACATAAAAGATGACACGGAAGACCGAATCCGAATGAAGGATGGGCCTACTGAGCATCAGAGAGATTTATAAATTATGCAACTGCAAGATTAAAGAGAGGTGAGTAACATGGCAATATTTTTAACACAGGAGATATCTACTTTAATTGAAACTCAGTTGAATAGTTTAGCTCAAACAATGTATGGAACATCAGATATAACAACTAAGTTCGTATTCTATAGCACCGCAGATTTAGCAACTTATGAGAGAATACAGACTGGTGAATATGAAGTCGATGTTTATGAGAAGATCACACCGATACTATTGAGATCAATTAACTTCGCACAGATGCCGGAAGACTATACAAGATATGAGGAATCGTTCGAGTTATCAGTTTATGGATATTATTCAGAGAAGCAAGATTTAGAAAAGGTTTTCAATGCTTTCACCAATTTAGAAAATACTACAAATAGAGTTGTGACAGAAGGAATATATAGAATAGAGAAATCATGTTCTAAGTTATGGTTTAATCCAACTTTATTAACTGCTCAAGATGGAACATTAGAAGATAGAATAGAAGGTAGTTTGAATTTTGTTTGAAGCATAGCAGAAGGAATTGTAACATCAGATGATATTCACATTTATATAGATACGGTAGAAATTCCTTATAATATTCTTTCATTGTTATCAGAAAAAAGAAATATATTATCAGAGGCTTTGACTACTACCGGAATAGATAAATTTATGACTTCTGTAACAGGACAGACAATTAGCATGAACCTTCCATATCTGACTACGAATTCAAAGTTAGTGGAATTATTTGGCGATGCATGGAACAATGTATATAATAAGAAATATCTTTTAACAATAGATATAGGAACAGAGATAACTTATTCTCAATATGTTTATTTGTCATCTGGAACATTCGAAGATCCAAAACCAACAATATTAAACTTTGGTGTTTTATTTAAAAGAGCTCCAATACAAACTCAAATATATATAGATAATGTTTTAGTTCCTGTATTAACATTTGGATTTGGAAGCAAGGCAGATGTTTCATCGACTGTGAAAATTAATGAAGAGTCAACCAAGTCAGCATATTTATCAAGTAATTCAACAATAACAATGACACTTCCATTAGATGAAACTGATTCAAATACTTCAGTTAGTGGAATATTTGAAAATATATTAGATAAAGCATTTGGGACTTCTTATGTTGTTAAAATAGTTAGAAATACGTTTGAAAAAACTTATAATGTTATACTAATGGATGGAACTTACGGATTTGAGCATGATACGAGTGGATCAATAGATATAACATTTATAGAAGAGGATGTGGAATAACATGGCGAATGAAAACATCCAAGTAATTAGAGTAGAAATATCAGAAAACGGAGTAGTTGGACCTGCTAAGAAAGATACTGCCTCAATATCACCAGGTACATTGGTTGCTACAGCAGATGTTAAATCTGGTATTAGCAAATATGGTGAAACATTAACAAAAATGGCAGAGCAATACAAAAAGAAATATGATCCACTAAAACCAATTCAAGATAGAGAACAAGTAATGAGCGACTCTACTAAATTAATGAAAGCATATTTAGCAGATGGAACTATATCTGAAAAGAAGCAAGTTACTATACAAGATGGTATTCAGGCAGTAGAGACCGAAAATAGAAAAAAAGTTTTTAAATCCTCGACAAAAGTAGTTAGTGCCGCAGTTGCTGCTTATGGATTGTATTCTCAACATCAATCAATAGGACTTAGTTTGTCGGGAGCCTCTCATGCAGCCGAGAGACAGCAAAGATCGGCCTCAGTTGCATCTTTCGCAACAGGGATAGGAATATCATTAGCCACTGGTCAATATTGGGCCACAGCCCTTATGCTCGCTGGTAGAGCATGGCAATTAGCACAGACTAATAGACAAGAATTATTCAGCATGAAGAAGTCTCAAATAGTCTCATCAATAGAACAGAAAAGGTTAGTTACAAATACGGTACAAAGGAGGTTCTAAATGAATACTTATGTTTTCTTAATATATAACGGAACCTCTTTTGTAGACATTTCAAATTATGTTCAAACAAATACAAACATACAAGATAAATTAGATATTACTCTTGATGTTGGTTCATTCACTATTCCTTATATCAAAGCCGATGCGATTTCTGGTTTTGATATGAGCAAAGCAATAAAACCATGGACTCCAATTATAATTAGAATTAATGCAACAGATGTTTATAGAATGTATGTCTCAGATTCAAATTGCAGCATGGTAAAGAAATCAGATCCGAAATTATATAAACATGAAATAGGATTAGTAGAAGCAAGCAAAGTTCTACAGAGAAAAATAATTCCAAACATGACGGTCACTCAACCAAAGAGCTTATTATATAATCCAAGATATTTCTCAGAGTCAAAGACTTCTCAATTGACAATAAACGATAAAGATAGTTATACAACAATTCCATTTGAATTGAATAGAGAGTCAGAAGATACGTCAGTTATAGAGGGAAGAGTTATAAAAGCTGGTAAGACGGCTATAATCAACTTCACAGCAGACTTACTAAATGAGCAATATAACTATACAGTTCCGTGGTATTATATTGGATGAAACGATGGTAGAGAAGATGGAGATGCAACACTAGAAGTCAAGATATATGCCAATGCGACATTAATTGGAACTACAACAATGTATATGCTTCCAGGTGTAGGAAAACAAACTGGTGAAACAGATGAATTAGTAACTCCATACGCAGAGTCATTTGGTTATTCGATTCAAAGAACAGCAGTAACAAATGAAACAATAACAGTTCAAGTTAGAACAATGGGTGTGTGAGAAGATAAGTGGGATGATCCAACAGGTCCATCATTTGGTTCAAACTATACTGACGATATTTTAAAAGTAACTCCTTATTTAACAATAGGAGCTGATTCAGACGTAACAGAATATTTTATATATTTAGATACTGCGGTTGATAAAGTTTTGACATTAATGAATGTAAAAGACGTAGATGATACGACAGCAGACGAATATACTTTATATGAAGACACCAGACATAAAATAGAAAATGTATTATGCCCAGAATTCACATTCACCTCTTATACTGCTTGGGATGCTTTAGAGAAGATAGCAAATGTAGTCCACGCAATTCCAGAAATAGGAACAAAGGGATTCAATGTCATATCATTTATATTTCTAGATGAGATTCCAGATATGGTTTATGATGCATCAGTCTTCACAGAAGAAACAACTTCACATACGATGGAAGAATATAATACAGGATTAGAAATAAACGCATCAAACGTAATTGAAGAAGATATACTCAAGAGTGTTAAAGTAGAACCTTATACAGATGGGTGGATGACTATAAGAGCAAATTCTGCATCAGCAGGTCAAATAGTTGAAGAGAATGCAGCTTTCAAAGTTAGACAAAACATTTATAGAATTTATAAGATGTTCATCAAAGGTGTTCAGGTTAGAATTTATAATGGATCTGCTTATATAACTTTAAATGGAAATGATAATGCTGATTATACTCAATCGACTTATTGGGATATTTCAGATAGAGTGGTTGAAACATCAAGATGGAATACTTTTGAAAACGGAACATCAAATGGAACTGCGGGAGCACAAAATCCAGTTCAAAGACTTTCAGTTAATACAAAAGGAAATCATATTCATTATACTCAAGGAACTAAATTTGTTTTAGACCTTGGATATAAGACTGACACACTAAGCGACTTCTTTGGCACTACAAGCGCTCCGAGAGCTTTGATGGAAGTTATATTAGCCACAGCACAACAATACGTAGAGAGCACCTCTGCGTTGCTAGGATACTATATAGAACCAACTACTTCAGCATTACCAGAGAAAGCAATTGTCTCTGGTTCACAAGTAATTGGTGCAACTACATACTACCATCCAATCTTCGATGGAGTCCTTGCCCAACTTCAATATATTCCAATGGCAGATGTAAGATCAACTCTATATAAGCCAGCGATATTTGATATGGATGTTGATGTAACAAATTTCATAAATGAACAAGATAAATTAAACGATACAATCAACTTAGGAGAATATGTAAGAAAATCAATTAACAAACTAGGAAATTTAAACTATACTGTCTCTGGAAAAGAAGACGAGTTCAATAAGATTCCAAAATTAGGATATATGACACCAGATAATTTAGTTGTAGTGTCAAGAAATTTGAACTTGCAAAAGAATTTAATATCATATGATTTGGAACTTTCAAAAGACTTCATCAATCAATCATCTTACGTTGGATTAAATTCAGCATATAGACAATTTGAAATTCCAAGTGAAGATACTGTATTTAGACAAGACAAATATAGAGAATTTGTTATTTTGACAAAAGATCCAGCTCCTTACTTACCATTTGACTTCACAGGATTAGTTTACTATGGAAAAGCAAAGTTGATTCAAAACTTCACCAACTCTGTATTCTTCAGCGATACTCCAGTCTCTTATGGAAAAGCAACGATTACAAAGGTATTGGGTTCAAGTGAAACAGACAACGTTGTCATATTCGATATGCCGTTAAATGGTTACGCAATTGGAAACACTTTAAACTTACAAGTAGAAATGGATAGCAACTACTCAGTTGGTCCGATGAAATATACAACAGAGATAGGAAGCACTATTGAAGATACTTATACTGGTCAATCTTATACAGAATATACAGACAATTTAGGTCAAGCATATTCAATGGATTTGTCATTGTATTATAAAGGTGTTACAAACAATACAGAAGCAGATGCGAACCTTTATCCAACACTTTCACAGAACACAGTTATTGGTCCACACATGCACTTGTCATTAATATTAAACAAAGACGCAAGAGAGAAATATGGATTAAACATAGAGTTCCCATTCATCACAGATGATCCAGATAACATTAGAATATTTCCCGGTATTGCAAAATATAATGGTTGGATTAGAAATCGTGATGATATCGAATTAAAAGTAGCTCTATTAGATTCAAACTACTTCCCATCAATCAATGCAACTAAATTAGAAACAGCAAGAACGACACCAGTAACAGAACTACCAACAGGCGTTTATGATAGTGTTAATGAAATACTAGGAATAGAAATTCAAAACATAGACATCCCATCAAGCACATCTTGAAATGGATATGTTATATATGAAGGAAAAACTGGAGATATAATTTATGCAGTTAAAGAAGCTATAGTCAATAGCACTCTTTCAACAATTCAATATGACGCACCAACAGTTTGATTCGCAATTAAGAAACATTTGAAAAACAACTTAGTTCCAATCGAACCAAATATATGGATATATACTGGTGATACAATATCAGTTCCAGCAGAATATGGTGTTGGTGATTTGCCATCGCCATACAATACTATTTTAGCTTCAGACATTTTTGAAGATGAGACAGAAATAATTTTTGATATGCCATCATCAACAGGAATAAATGCACTTGTTACTGGTTATAAATGAGTTGAAACAACGTTAGAAGATTACAATATGACTACTTATAAGATTAACAAAGATCTATTGATAAACTTTAAAACGACTGAAAATGATGCAAAATGAATTTGTATACCTACTTTTAATACATATGACCATGTGATGTCCAACGGAGTTATGAGAATAAACAATGGACTAGGATATGATTATTGGAGATTGACTGAAGTAGTCACAATAAACGATCCAAAGCTTTATATATCAGAGTAGTAGAAGAAATAAGGATTATAATAAAAGGCTCTCAAAACCGATTTAAATACGTCTGAGAGCCTTTTAGTTTTATAAGTCAATATGAAGGAGGTTATTAAATGTCAACCTTGAATGTTATAAGAGTTGTTTTAAACAGTGATGGATCTATATTAGATGTCGTCAATGGTTTTATAGCAAGCATGAATAGTTATTCGAATACTATTCAGGTCGTAGCACCATTTCCTGACACTGATTCACTAGCTGTCAATTATTATTTAAGAAACGCAAGAGTAACAAACTATACGCAATATTTAAGATTATTAAGAGATACAAATGGAGTTATACAATATGGAAAAGATATTGTAGAACCAGAAAGAAATTATTATCAACAAGTTAAAGATTATAATGTTTGGCAGATAGCGATATCTTCAAAAGCATTAAGAGCAATTTCAAAATATCATGCCGGAAAAGTAGACTTATCAATAACAGTTAGAGAATATAAAAATTATTCTATAGAAGACACAATGTTATATAAAGGAACATTTGGATCAAACAAATCAACTACAAGAGGAGACATTCCACTAACAGCTACTGATGGGGATTATTATAGATGTGATGCACTAGACTTTTATTCAACTCACGCTAATTTAGATTTCACTGTTTTAGATTTAGCAATATATGATGTTAATAGATGAATATTAGGAGCATCATACGAGGAAAGATTAGTTAGTCCTTCAACAGTAATTGGAGTTGATCCTTCCGTATATGGTGTAGCAATAGAGGATGTTGAAACATCAATAACAGAACAAATATTAGATAGAATAGCAGGATTAGAAGCAGCGATAACTGGAGAATATGGTCAAGAGAATTTAGCAGATATGTTTGTTAGAAAAAATATAGATTTATATTATGATCCTGTAGTAGCTGGAACACAGCCAACTGATTTAATTTATGTTGAGCAGTCTGGTGTTCAGAAAACAGCAACAGTCCAAGATCTTCATGAGAATTTAGATTATATAGAATTTGATAAGACATATACTCCAACAGTTAGGTCAGATGGAACTTTATTTTATGATAACGCAACAAGTAAGCAAACATTAACATTTGTCAATACTTATGCAAATGGAGAAACACAGGAAATCAATTTAGGACAAGAATTATTCACAATCTGCA